GAATTAAAAAAGGAGCTGACGGTAAGAGCCATAGTAAATGACGACTTTGGTTTCCCTCCACCGCCTTTTAAGGTATTTAGACCAACTAAGAATGGAATCTGCGTTCCAAGATACTACGGAACTGCTAAACTGGGGGAACCGACAGAGGATAAACGACCTGAACCCACTCGAACTCACATCAAATTCCATGGAACCCTGCGAGACGCCACCCATCAGAACGCCGCACTTGCTGCGGCTATCGACACGGGTCATGGAGTCCTCAGCCTCCCGTGTGGGTTCGGTAAGACCACCGTTTCATTAGCCATCGCGTGTAAACTAGGATACAGAACCATGATTATTGTACACAAAGAATTCCTCGCAAATCAATGGGAAGAGCGAATTAAACAATTTTGTCCGGGGGCGACAATAGGTCGAGTCCAACAAAACAAAAAGGAGATAGAGTGTGATTTCGTGATCGCCATGTTACAGTCATTGTCTCTCAAAGAGTATACATTCGGCGATTTCGATAGCATAGGAACATTGATTGTAGATGAGGCACATCACATATGTGCAAAAGTATTTAGTCAATCCCTGTTTAAAATGTGTCCGAAACACATTTTTGGTTTATCGGCAACACCGAACAGAAAGGATGGGCTTACGAAAGTTCTCCACTGGTTCATGGGTCCCACATTTTTTGCGGTGGAACGAGAAAACCAACAAGACGTGGAGGTGTTTCCAATTGAGTTTGAGTGTCCGAGATTTAGAGACCCACCCCCGTGTACGAGATTTGGTAAATTGTCTCTGTCTACAATGATTACAGAACTCACAGAGAATCGGGAACGAAATTCAATGCTTGTAGGTCTGATTAGTCGTATAGCGAAAACTACGAGACAGATCCTCGTCTTGAGTGACCGACGCCAACACTGTATGATGCTCCACCAGTGTTTTCCAAAAAGGTCTGGTCTTTACATGGGTGGTATGAAAGAAGCCGAACTCACGGAATCAAGTACAAAAAAGATAATATTTGCTACTTTCAGCCAAGCGCATGAGGGCTTGGATATACCTTCTCTGGACACGGTCATTCTTGCGACACCGAAATCAGATATCGTCCAATCCATCGGTCGCATTATGAGAGAAACCAAAGGTAAAAAGAACAACCCTAACATATACGACATATTCGATCAATGGTCTGTGTGTCACGCCATGTATAACAAACGACTCCGTGTGTATAAACAGGGTGGATTCAAAATGCCTAAGATGAAAGAAGAAGAACCCGACCAATTTTCGAAAGGTGAGTGTCTCATAAAATTTTAATTCATTTTGCCATCTGTGCAGTATACAAATGGTAAAGTGAACGTTTTACTTTTTAACAGAATCCATAACAGCGAGCGCAATTACACCCGCAATAAAGAACAAAACGACATAGTTCGTTTCCGTGTCCTCTCTCTTCATTTCAGCGCGTGACCCCTGAGTCGGAGTACGCACCCGAGGAACGTACACTGGCGGCTCTTCCTCGATGGGACAATACCCTATCATTTATACTATATCTACAAATTTATTTCGACTGACTTTTTCTTACGTCCACGCTTACCCTTCGTTGTGGATACTTTCACTTCTTTAACATCACTATCATCTTCCGCCTCTTCTGGTGCATCTATTATATCCGAGATTGCATCATCATCATCTTCTGGGTCAATGTTTGGGATTGGTTCTGGTGCAGTAGTAGACATAGGTGGAACCGGGGGCATCATGATATTACCCATCAAACTCGAAATATCAACACCCGGCCCCTTCATTTCATACCTACCTTCGGCAGAAGGTCCACTCGCTGGAGGCTCAGCACCTCTCGGAGTTGTGTTTTTCACAGCATCGACCATGTTTTGCACGAGTCCAGGGTTTTGCTTAAGAATATCATTCATGTTAGGCATCACAGATTTAAACATACTATTCGTCAAGTGGAACATCATCGCAGAACCACCAAGCATCATAATAAGTTTTACTTCTGGAGCAACCGCAACCTTAGTTCTATACTTAACGTAAAGTTCTTCAAATACCTCATCATAATCGTCAACGTTTTCCATCACGTTTTCGGACCATCCATCGAGTTGAATCTCAAACGGATTGTACTTTTTGTTCAAGAACTCAAGCCCTGTACAGCACGCAATAAGCATTCTGCGAGAGAATTTAATAGACTTATCTACGTCTATGCTATATGTGATTCTTTTCACCTCCGTTCTCAAATCTTCAACGTTCGAATACACATTAAGCCTTTTATTCACGGTGAAACCCTTCTTTTCAAGTCGACCAAGTTTATTCACGAGATCAGCCTTTTCTTCATCAATTGACTTGTACCCAGGAGATGGCCGTTCTTCTTCTTGAATAGCATAATCACCTTGCATGTATGTCTGCTGTTCTTCATCTTGATCATATTCACCGTAATCAACTGGTTCTTCCTGATATTGCGGTGGCGCTGACTGTTTTGTTGGGTTCGCAAATGCATCTATATCCTCTTGCATCGCATTCTCAACTGGTGGTGCACGGGGAGTCGGTTTATACACAGTTGGTTTTGGTATAGAGGTGCGGGGACGTGGAACTTCAATTTCAATTTCGTCCATGAGAGCCTGTTCGTTATCGTCAAGCTTCAGTACATTCGCACGGCTCCGGTCGAGTGTAATTTCTCCATCCATTACTCTGTACTTTGAAAGTAATCCAAATCCTTTAACGCACTTTATATAAAAATATTGACTACATAATAAATGAAGCTTAACGCCACAAACCGAAATACTCTCAAGGCAATCGCTGTGGTTTTCCTTTTGTTGTGTACCATCATGATGTTGAGTCCACGCAAAAGTATGTACCAGCCCAGACCAATTAACATTGAAGTATCTGAAGAAGCCGCGGCTGCTTCCATATTTGACCTGGAGCACAAGATTGAATGTGTTCCCGGATCTACTGAATCCGCCTATTACACAAAGTCTTTGACCCCAGGTGGTATTTGCGGTGACCAAAAGTTCGTGAAGGATAGCGCTGATGTTAAGATTATTGGTGGAATTGGTGGAACTTTAATCTAACTTATAAATAATGAATACGGTGAACACAACTCGTCCAGCTTTGCCTGATTTTGATTACGAGTACCACACCATAACGGTTGATACAATCGGTCAATCTAGCAAAAATACATTTACGGTACATCTCACACAACCACTTGAAAATATAGTTCAAGCGAAGCTCATAGCCGCGAGAATAGACGCACCAACTTCTAATGTGTGTCATATTTCTGTAGATGAACTCAACACAAATTATTCGCAAAGAACATCTAATGTGTATGGTGGTCAGTCATCTATGACTAATCTTAACAGGGGTTTTGGTACCGTAATTCAGGCTGGTTCTAACCCAATCATTTTCAGGGATGATTATGATGTTGAATCGCAATACACGACACCAATAAGAAAAATAGATCGCCTTTCGTGTACACTTAGAGACGAAGATGGTGTCACTATAAACAGTGCTGTTGATAACTTTATGATTTTTAAGTTTGTGTGTAAGAATAAGAATTTGCCATTTATTTAATCAGGGCGCTAGGATACATATATTTTTTACCTTTCGTTATATTATAAATGTCGACGGGAGTCGTACAACTCATTGCGGTTGGTGCCCAAGATAAACATATTATGGGTGATCCAGAGATATCATTTTTCTCATCGACATTTAAACGACATTCTAACTTTTCACAATCCGTGGAAAAGCAAATGATGCGCGGGAACGTATCAAACAATTCCATGACATCAATTAAATTTGAAAAAACTGGCGATATGCTTGGCTATGTGTATATAGCCGTAGATGATGGAACAGAAGCTGTCGATCCAACTGACTGGACACAAATATTAGACAAAGTTGAATTGTATATAGGTGGTCATATGATAGATTCACAAGATTCCATGTTTACTGAAAAGATTGCGATTGATACATTCGCTCAGAATGTTTCAAAAAGTTCGAATGGTCCACACCCGGGTATTAACTCCAAATCGTATTTTTACCCACTTCGGTTTTTCTTTTGTGAAGGTGCTCAGTCAGCATTACCACTTGTCGCATTACACTATCACGACGTTGAATTAAGATTTTACTGGAAAAATGTGATGAACTATAACTATGAAGTATACGCAAATTATTATTACCTGGACAACGAAGAACGCGGTAATATAGTGTCCAGAAATCATGAAATGCTCATCACACAAGTTCAGAAAAATATACCGTCCGGTGAACAATTTCAAGAATTAATATTTAATCACCCCGTAAAATATCTTGCGTGTACAGATACAACATCTAACGGCGCACTTACATCAGTATCGAACAAAGTAAAACTTAACATAAACGGCCTCGATATAGGTAACTATAAATGGGCGAAAACACATTATATAGACGCAATGGCGTATTATCACACGAATTATGTGTCTTCTCCAGATTTCTTTTTGTATTGCTTTTGTCTTCTTACAAGCTCTCTCCAGCCAACAGGTACGCTTAATTTTAGTAGATTAGATTCAGTGAAGATTATGAGTGAAAGTATGAATATAACAGACCCAATTTATGCCGTCAATTATAACATTTTACGTGTTGAAAACGGGATGGCCGGTTTATTATACGCAAATTAAAATACAATGGTATATTAAATGGTAAAGAACTCCGGTATAAACCAACCAACCGATATGGTTCGGTTAGGGCGATTATCGGACTCCGAACAGCCTAAAAATTCCATTGTGTTTAACGCATCAGACAGCAAAATTCGTGATATAAAACACAGCGGATTATACATAAGTCCAATACGTAACACAAGTGCGTCGAACTTACTTGCGTATGATTCGATCACGAAGGAAGTTGTAGATATAGGTGGAACGCAATTAAAATTAGATGACTTACAAGTCAAAAACCTTGAAGTTGTAAACATGAAAAAAATTAACGAAGAACACGTGTATACACCCATTTTATTAATAGGTGAAGGTTGTTCTGAAAAAGAGAATGTTGGTGTTGATATTCACGGAATACAAATGATACACGATAAAACAGATGGCGTGTTACATGTGAATAAAAATACGACATTTGATGGAATCGTCGAAGCTTCTCAATTTGTGGGTGATGGTGGTCTATTATCAAATGTACAGTATGACTTGCACGTCGATATAGGTGATGTCGTAGAGAATTTACATGTTTGTGGTGAGTTACAGGCAGATGGGGGTCTTTTGTCTAATATAAAAGTTGGTCAAATAGAAGACTTTGACGGCTATTCCCCCAAATTCACAGATATACACGTGAATAAAGATGCGTACATACAACGGTCTCTATATGTAAACAGGGGAATTTGCGCAAAAGGTAACATACAATCAGATGGAAATGTGTTAGCGTCAAAATTTTACGGTGATGGCACAACGCTTACGGGTATTTCTAAGAGTACGGAACTTGAAAAATCAAATGCGCGTATATCTGATTTGGAAAAGCACATACCACGTTTCGAACCACTCGAAAAGGTAAAACCAACTTTACAATGTTTGATTGATAATATAGATTCAAAGTTAGAAAAACATATACAACGTTTTGATCCCCTTGAAAAATCGAGTGTATCTCACAATGGAAGAATTTCATCCATAGAACCACGGGTCACAAAAGTGGAGAAACGTTTACCAAGTATAACTACGTGTGAACAAAAAATACATACACTCGAGAATGACGTGAAGATATTACCAGAAATCGGTGTATTACGAGAACAAGTCGATATCATAAACGAACAAATACCAATTATTCACGAAACAAAATCCGTGGTTCCAATCATACATTCGAATGCAAATAGAATCAATACCATTGAAAATAAAATAACTAAACTGAACGACATAGAACCAATAAAGATGGAGCTTGGTAAATTTAAATATGTCTATAAAGAACTTACAAAAATTGACCCAATTGATTCACGTGTAAATGTGTGTGAAAGTATACTCAAAGGTGTATCGGATCTCCCAGAGTTAAGAACGAGGCTATCCACATTAGAAACTGCACCACTCGAAGGAGATGGTGCGCACATTTCAAATATTTCCCTTTCACATGTACTTGCGTGTTGTAACGAAACAGATACATCTATAAAAACACGTGGAACCGTGTCGGCGCATGGATTTATAGTAGAAGGTATTCCATTGGTCACGTCAAGATTAGGTGAAGTAAAGTCATTCGCAATGAGTTCACTAGCTGAAATAAACGCGTATATAAAATCAAACAATGGTACAACCGCTGGTAACACTGGAGGTATCGTCTTTAAAACTAAGGGTATTGACGGTAAAATAAAACCACGCGTGACCATAGATGGCCAAGGAAAATTGGCAGTAGGAACAAATAAAAGTCATCCTTCCGCAATAGCCACATTTGAATCAAATACATGCGGATTTCTTCCACCTCGAATGACAACGTGTGAATTAGAAGACATTAAGAATCCAGCTATAGGACTCATGGTATACGATACAGAAAAAGACGCATTGTGTGTATACAAAAAATCTGGGTGGACTGTTGTATGTTAAAATAAAATGAGCTCTAATATAAATGGTGAAAAACCTTAACACTATCGATAGATCTGAAAGGGTCAGGGTAGGTAAGCATGTTCCAAACGAACAAGCTGTAAACACCATAATAATTAATGCATCATCGAATGTGATAGAGGCGCCACAGGAAGGTTTTTACGTGGCTCCGATTCGTGTAAAAGAATCAATCTATTCGAACGTAATGTGTTATGATATTTCGACTAAAGAAATTGTTGATACCGGAAAGAGTATAGATTTACAGGGTGTATCAGAAACGGGAAATTCGACTACAGAAACCATACAATTTACAAATAACACAACAAGTTTTGTGACTACATCTAATGTGGGTATAGCCAACACAAATCCACAACACGATCTTTCGGTCGGTGGAGATGTGTACATAGAAGGAAATTTGACTGTATTAGGGGAAACCACTACAATTTCAAGTGAAAATCTCCGCGTAAAAGATGCAATTGTTGAATTGGGTGAAAATAATACGGATAGTGATTTCGTATTTGATTTGGGTCTTATCATGACCAGACCAGGTTCAAATGTTACAGCGTCGTACATAGAATCTAGTAATGAATACATCATAGGATATACACAAAATTCAGCATCTGATACATATATAACACCGGATGAATCAAATCTAATTCAAATGCGAGTGTACGGTGACGTGACAGCCAATAGTTTTATAGGAGATGGTTCGTTTTTATCTAATGTGATACAGGATACAGACCTTGAATCTAATTTAACCATCATACGAGATGAAATGGCTGCAAACACACTTACTCTTCGAGATGACTTACAATCGAATGCGACCATATTGAGAGGTGAAATGACTGCGAATACACTCACACTCCGTGCGGACTTGCAGTCTAACATAGCTATTACAGAAAGTACACTCAGAAGTGAAATGGCTGCGAATACACTCACTCTTAGAGATGATTTGCAATCGAATGCGACCATATTGAGAGGTGAAATGACTGCGAATACACTCACTCTTAGAGATGATTTGCAATCGAATGCGACCATATTGAGAG